TTCAAACCAGGATCGACAATGCTTTTTGGGCTGTGCTTAATTCTCCAAGGAATAGCCATTTCAAGCGCGACTACAAAAAAGCAAAGGGTTGGGTAGCTCAGAAGTTGGAGCCTCAAGTAAAGGCGCTCAAGGCTGATTTGAAAGCTCAAAAAGCGATCTTGGAAGCCAGGTACAACGCACTGACTGACAACCAAAACAAAGCCGTGGCAGCGATCACGGATGAAGTAACAAGTTTTAATCAGCGCGAATCGGGTAGGGCAGAGGCACAAACTGGATTAATTGTGGGCCTTGTCTTCGCCCTGGGCTTTTGGGCAAAGGTGCTTTATGGCGTTGCCGTTGCTATTCGGGTACTGTGGTACATGGCAGAAACAAATGGCGGGGCCGATGTCAACGGTGACGGGCAAGTAACTCAGGCAGACATTGGCGCATACTACAACAGCCCACAAACCTCACAACAAACAAATTTTCAAACGGGGCCATAGGTTCGGCAGCCATTGCCCCTGATTTTATGCCGATTGATGACCAAATTGATTTACTCTTATCCTTCATGAAATACGCTGATAACAGCGAAAAACAAGACCTCATATTTCAGATTGATTTGTTAACATCATTCAAGAAATATGAACATGAACCGTCAGGAATTGGAGGCTAAATTGGCCGATGTAGAGCAGGATTTAGCCAAATGGAATGCAGCACTTAAAAGACCGCTGCATGATTTTGTAAGAGACACAACTGAGCAGTATATCGCAAAAGGCGAAGAATTGCGACTAAAGTACATTGAAGCTTTAGCTGGTGAAGTTCCAGGTCGTTTACGTGGCGTTGGGCACCAGATCGAAACAGAACGCCGGGCAATTGAATACCAGGGCCTCACTGGTGAAATTGAGGTTACTTCACCGGACAATACCTCGTTCTTTGCAAAAGTGACCTTTGGGGATAAAGAAGGGAAATACCCTGAAAACTACATCAAAGGCCGGATTGCTTCGAGCATGAGCGATATTTGCGACACTGACCACTTTAAAGAAAGGCGCTTAGTTGATTTGTACGACTCGAAAGGATTTCAAACATTGTGTGTCTGGATTGAGGCACTACGGAAAATCAAGATTGAAAAGTGCAAAATCTTTGAAGTGCCTTTCGATGAATTGGAGATTGGGGATGTGTACAAAAAGCAAGTGCGCTCCAATGCCCCCAAATCTGCACTCTTCACAATGGCAGTGAGTCACGTACTTTGGAAGCTCAAGCAGCAACAAAAAGCGTAAACAAAAAAAGGCAGCATCATTAATTTGGTGCTGCCTTAAAAATATGACCTAAACTTACTGAATTACTATCCTAAATCATTATCAAACTCCGAATATTGGGAGTAAATTAGCTTTCCTAATATATCCATTGGGGTTGTCCTTATTCTACGCATAGAATGCGCCGAAGACAGCAAACATTTTTCGTTTTTCAATTGCTCAAATAACTCAAAAGATACATATACTTCGATCCTTTTTTTATCGTCTTGACCTACAAAATCAACGCTTCCTCCAAGTGATTCGGCAAGATTGGAAAACCAAGAGCCTTTGATAGTTTCTTTTCCATCCTCAATTCTAAGTAACAAATACTGAGGATCAAAAGAAATGATTAGTCCGTTTATGTAGTTCATTTTATGGGTTTTAACTCGGTGAATGTATCGCAAATCCAGATAAATAATTTTTTACCCGGCCTTGCTTTTTCGTATCTTTTTACAGCTGCCTCAAAATTCCCAAGGAAATAGCAGCCCTCAAAATAAAATACTTCGACTTGCATGATCGTAAATTGTGGTTGTGAATTAATAATACACAATATAAGTGTATCTGTAAACATACACAACTTTTGACCGATTTATTTTACAAAAAAAATAGGGTAGTGGATTTTAACCCGCTACCCCGTTGAACCGAAAGTAATCAAATGGCTTATGCTGCTTTTGAGAGCGTCAGCGTTGCCGTGATTCCGTTCTTCATGGTCAAGTTGACAATCTTCACATTGTCCTGTTCTTGAACGGTAATAACAGAAAGCACGTTAGCCGAATTGCCCAAAAGCGCATCCCATCCAATCCCCATTGCTTCAGTCAAAAACGCGACCAAATCAGAGTCGAGGCCGGAATTTTTCAGGTTGCCAGCAGCAAATTGATTGATGACCAAATCTTTGGTTTCTGGCTTTCGGAACTCTGAATCAAGGTAGGCGGAAATTTGTTCGTCGTTGGGTGCAATCGCGTCAGTGAGCAAGAAGGAAATTTTTTCGGTGGTGTCCTTGAGGTACTGGATCATGTCTCTGTTGTACACCTGCTTGATTTTGTCTACTGCTGGTTGAAACAGGTTGAACAAAAACGGGGTCATAAACTCATTGAGCCACTTCAAAAGACCTTCACGCACTTGTTTGGCGTTGTCGGTGATTTCATCCGACATAAATTTTACAATCGAAAGCATCAAACTAGCCAGGTTCACGGTTAGAATTTCTTCTGGTGAATCATCCGGTAGCCGTTTTGCTAGTGCGTTCTTGGTTGTGTTGATACCAAGGTTTGCCAACATAGTGAGCCAAAAGGGCCAAGACTTGTCTTTAAGCTCTTTGATTTGCTTTGAAAAAATCATTTTGATCTACTTTGATTGGTGAATAAAAAAGGGCAAATTGTAAACCTGCCCGTATGTACTAATGAGAATTAACAAAAGCGTTTTATTGAGGGCTTACGAAGGAAGAGCGCCCCGGCTCAGTGTCGAGCGTGTGGCGTCAAAAGTAACCGCAACCAGCGTACCGCTGCCGTAGTGATTGACCACAAACGAGGTGGAGGAAGAAGTAGGGACTTCGATAACGGTATCAACTTCGTCCTTTTGGATTTCCTCCAAGATGGCCCACTTGATCAAATCGCCCTCAGCTTTTGGGATTACAAGCCCGGTAATTGTGCGCGTAACCGCATCTTTTCCGGTGTATTCAAAGCCAGTAAAGTTGGTACGACTTGAGGTGTTTACCGTCGCCGTGTCTTTTCGGCCTGTGCCTGGGGTATCGTAATCAATAACCCGGACAGCATTTGTGTTGAGGGCTTCGGTATTCGCCCTCCATCGCCCAGCAGTGTCGTATGCACCCATGATTTATGCGTTTTAAAGTTTTTTTTAAAATATTTCACAAAACACTATTGTATTAACATAAGTGTATGTATATTCGTGTATGCAAAGCAATTAAGCGATGCAATAAAAACCAATTTCGATGAAAAATGTACAAACTATCAAAGATCGGGCAATCAAAATTGCAGACAAGTATCCTACTTTTAAAGGCAAAACTGGTGCAATCAACCGCGCATTTGAAACCCACAACAAGAAAGCAGAAAACGGAACGGAATTGAAGGTTGACGCTTGGCACGATGATGTATTTTTCTGCACTGAGGTGAGGATAGAAAACACCGAAAGTGGACGCGCTACTCATTTCCGTATTGACTAAAAAAATCTCGCAATTGAACCCTTTGGGGTTACGGCCCCTCCACTTTAGGAGGGGCTTTTTTATTGCCCAAAATTCCATTTATCGCCGCCAGGGTGTGGGCAAGTGGTATCAATTACCCTGCCCCTAGTGAGGCTGAAAAAAGAGTTTGTACGGCCTTTTGTTTCGAGTGGACAGCCGCAAATAATGCAGCCTTCCAACTCAATTCCCAGGACGTAGACTTTACCAAAATTGGAGCAACCTCTACAAACCTCCGACCGCTTTTCAAAGGTGGCATCATCCGTAATGGTGCCGCCCAATTGCACAATCTTCAAAATCGTGCTTTCCACAAATTTATGCGAACTTGTATTGCCCACGTTGATACCGATTATATAGTTTGACGTTTTTGACTAAACCGCAGCCGTCGCAATCCTCGGAGGTTCCAAAATCAATACCCGAAAAACAGGTATTGTCCTTGTCTGCTTTGAGCCATGCTACCATGTTAGAGTAAATCATCAATCTTTCCGATTCTAAAGCCGCTTTTAGACTCGCTACGCTGCTTTGATCCGCTGGTTGATAAGATAGACCATTGAACTGCAAAACGCCCTTGTCGCTTATTATGGCAACCAAGGACGGTAGTTTCTTGATCAGTACACAGTAGGCCAGGTACGGGGCCAAGTAATCGCAGTAAAGCTCGTTGTATTTGGCTTGGCAGTCTCCGTCTTCAAAGATGGGTGCCGGTTCCCAATCTGCTACCGTTGTCGGTATTGCGTCGGTGGTGGTCAGCGCTCGGTAAACTTGTAGGCTTTCGTTGATCCAGTATGTTACCAAATCGCCTTCGTTGTAGGTGGTTTGGTCGCTATACAAATCAGTTCCGATATAGTCAACCATTGCCGAAAGTAGAGTTTTGCGGTAGTCATCGCCCAGGCTGTGGCGAAATTCGTACACTTCAATATGGAAAATCTCCCTGAATGTACAAGGGTTTCCAGGTAGTTGCATTGACGTGTACTTTGGTACGTCGCGGGGCTGGATAAGTGTTTTCATATGCCGATTGTCACGTTTGCGGCGGGTGCCTGGTTGGTGAGTGATTGTACCAATTGCTCGATGTTGTCCAGTAGTTTTAAGCCCAAATCCTGTTCTAATTCCGGTAGTTGGCTGAGTACGCCATTTAGCACGGTTTCCCAAAATGCCTGATCCGGTGCAATGGTTCCCGCGCGCATGATTAAAAACAAATCCTTGAGCATGTTCCCGCCAATTCCTGATGGGGTTTTGGTGAGGTTCAAAAGGTCGGAGAAATACCCATTCACTGAGGCAATAACCCGGCTGCAACGGTCGGTACTCCAAGTATTGTACGCCACATCCCGGTTTAAATCCAATTTAATGGGTGTTGGTGGCTTGGCCCCTGCCGGGTATTCCATGCCAAAGATGGAGCTGGTTTCTTCAAAGCTGCCTACGTTGGTAGTGAGCATCCGAATGCGATCCATGTTCCTTTCAAACAAACCTTTTCTTTTGGCTCCTATTCCGGTGCTTCCAACTTCGTACAATTCCTCGTTTTCAAAGTCTTCCATGTCGTAGTTCTCAGGGCTTGGCCCCTCCATTGCTATAAGCAATTTGGTTACAATATCGGTGCTTGAGACTTTGGCGTTTAGTGTTTCCTGGTAATACTCTGCATACATCGCCATGAGGCAGGATAATTGACGGCTGCGGCCATAGACGCTATTGGGTTCTGTGCCGCTTTCATCCATAATGTGTACTAAGGCATATTCAACGCCATTGTCCTTTTTGCTCCAAATCAGGGCATCGCCAGGGCGCACAGCTTCCAGAATTTTCCACTTACCTGTATCTCTCATTTTCTGGATGTCGGTAATGTATGGCGACACAATGGCAAAGTTTCGCATTTCTTCGCCCGGCTTTGGGGTCAGGTAAGCACAGTTTAGGTAATGCTCTGCGTGCATCTTGTATTTGGTCACACCAGCAACCGTGGCCCGTTTGATGATCAGCCAGGCGTTACCGCTTTCGCAGTAGTGGCGATTCAGATTTTCGGCGGTGGAAAGGATTTGATTGAGAGGTAGGCCTAATTCTTCGGTACGGTCTGAATACGCCTCTTGAGTTGCCAGTGGGGTTTCGGCTTGGTTTTCCTGGTACAGTCCCGGCCTTGTATTACTGCCTATCTTGGTTCGGCTTCCAAACGTGAACTTATTTTTGGCGTTCATCGTGGAATTGAACGTAGGCGAAAGGCCGCAAATCTCACGAATCAGTTGCAAAAACAAAGTTCCTTCCCTGGGTTCGTTGCCAAAGTAGGGAATAATTCCAAGTTCTTTGTACTGTTTTTTAAGCTCTTCAATGTCAGGGCTTGCGGGTATTGGACTTGCCAGTCTTAATTTTACGCCCCTGCTGATTGTCGTACTCATAGATTCTTTGTTTGTGGCCCCGGTGATAAAGGATTTCGTATTGTTCCTGTGTTGCTTCTGGCACTATGTAGAGTAGGGCAGGAGGTGAAGGTGTAACCCATATCGCAGCCCCTACCCCCACCTCAACCCCATTAACCCTAATTCTTACCGGATTTTCGATGCAATAAGGCGTTGGCCCGTATGTTTTCATCGCTCAAATGTCTTTACTTCGGCTTCACTTGCAAGTGGTGTAACAAAATTGCGGATATCACAATACCTCACACCAATTGACCCGCCCCCGGTTTCTCCACAAATGCGCTCAATTTGAAATTGCATTCCGTATTTAGAAAGTTTGGATTTAAGTTCGTTGAGCAGGAAATGCGCAGCCCATCTCGCAGCTGTTTCGTTATCATCATTGACGCGAAGCATAAAGCCCCGGTTTGCGCTGAAATATCCATAGACAACTCTCATTACTTCATCTTGACTCCATTCATAGCCGTTTGTATAGACTCGAATGCTGATGTTTGAAAGCTTCGTTGTTTGCTTTTGTTGCTGTCCCTCGCTTTGCCAGTACATGAAAAGATTATCAGCGGGTGGCATTGCGTATGACTTCCATTCGTAGTAAGGTTTTACGGGGTTGGTCGGAGCATTCAGGGTTTTAAATGCGACACTTGGAGAGTAGGCGGACTCAACTGCACCACATCGAACTTGACATTGGATTTCGTACACGGTGCCAGGTTTCAAATCGGTAATCACTACGTCGTTGCCTTTCCAGCTCGTGACCAACCAAACGCCTGTATTAAGTATACGGTATCTGAATTGGTAATTGTCAGCCGTTACGGTGGTGTTAAGGATGGCCCCGCTTGAGCTTACACTTTTTGCGCTGACCTGTGTTGCTGTGGGTGCCTTGCAAGTTGGTATTGGGGGTGGTGGTGGACTTGATCCAAGAAGTTTGGAAAATAGATGATAGCCAAAGCCGTTGTTTTCATCTCTCCCCGTTGGCGGTAAATCCTGGGCATTCGTGCGCATGTGTGCAATAACCTGGGGTGCGTTCCAATTTGGATTCACAGAAGCCACCACAGCGGCTATTGAAACAGCATGAGGCGTTGCCATACTTGTACCACTCCAAGCGCCATAGGTTTGATTGGTGAGCGTGGAAAGAATGTTTGTGCCTGGTTCAATAGCCCAGCTTTCAGGCCCCCAAGTCGAATACGAATCCTTTTCAATTGCTGACGCTGTTTGTCTACCTGCCGCAATGGCGTAGTTTTTTGGGTAGTTGCCAGGGTAATTTACGCCACGTCCTGAGCTATTGCCATTGGCGCAAAACACGATGATACCAAGTGCGGCGGCTTCGTCAAAGACTTGATTCAATGGAGCGTAGCTAGTGGTTCCTCCACCCAGGGAATAATTCCAAATGCAAAAACCGCCTTCTTCGATTCTTCGGCGGCAATCTTCCAAATCGGCTTTGGCTGCGTTGTAAATGTCCACAATGGAACCACTGCCCCCGTTTGAAAGCACTTTGTAAAACTTGATCTTGATCTTGCCAGCGTCAACAAGTCCAGCAGCGGGGGCAATTAAGCCGCCTTGAGGGTTCCCGGCAATTGTCCCGCCTACGTGCGTCGCGTGGCCGTGACCATCAAGCAAGCCACCGCCTTCACCACTCACAAAGTTTTTTCCAAACAGCGTAACGCCTTTGAGGTCGTTGTGATCAGGTAGGCCCGTATCAAACACCGATACAAAGATTTCGCGTTTGGCTGCCTTGGAAATGGCTTCACGGTATGCGGCCCCGCCCACAAACTGAGCGCCCCAAGACTGAGCAGCCTGGGGATTTACAACGAGATTGCGTACAAAGACCGGACTTTCTCCAGGTAGCACTCCGATAAAGTCAGGGTCTTTTGCATTCTCCTTGAAATCTTTGACTTCACGATCTAGCGCCTTTCGGGTTTCTTTATCGCTTTGTCCAAAAACAAGAAAAGGCCATAAAGCCAAAAACATTAAATACTTGCTCATTTGATTCGCTTTTTAAAAATGTACATTTTATGCGGTGCTTTTTCCTGACCACCAAACCAGCAGTTTATTTCCCGGCCTATACGGCCTTTTTGCTCTGTGATTTCGGGCATGTCAAAGCTGTTTTCTACCGTCACCCCATTCGTTTCAATACTTTCATAGATTTCGCCTGTGCTGTAATCGGGTATCATTGTATAGGTTGCTACCTGATTGAAATTTACTGCGTGTACCGGGTCCGTATGGTGTATCGCGACGCCTTTGGAATGATGGTAAAAAGTAAGCTCTATTTTTCTGGACTCAATCCCATACCTCCACCCCATCATGCACGAATTTTCTTTTGCTGAAAATTCATCAAATGACCAGCCGCCAGCCTTATTATAGTCGTATTGATTTTCCGCAATCGCTCCGGTAGATGTGTAGAATAAATATTTGCAAGTGCTGTCGAACTTGACTTGCATTTGAAAAATTTCAGGCCATTTGCCAAATTGCAACGCTGTTGGATCGCTTGCATGCCACCCCTTTGGATGAACGAAAATTTTAAAATCCTTATCCATCCTTGAGACAGAACAAGAAAGTAAGTACAAAGCAATCGTCAAGAGTATAAGTACTTTTTTCATTCGTCAGATTTTTTTGATGTGTTGGGCAAAATCCGGTCTTTGACCTTACTCCAAAGGTTTACGCCTGTAACGGTTTGGACATTCTCGGAGATGCTTTTAAACTCAACCGCTGCGCATAGGATGCTTGCGAGGTACAAAATCGGCTTTTCAACTGGCAACCCCTTGAGAAATATCTCATCCATAATAAAGGCTGCTGCCATCAGGTAGAAGTACGATGCAATTTTACCCACTGAGCGCCGCATGGCTTTGCTGTTCATTTCTTCGCCCCTATGCCTTGCTGCTTGTCTGCCCGTGCGGATATCGATCACCACAAGGACGCAAACGGCGGCAAATGGCGGCCATGCGGGGGCAATAAGTCCAGACACAAAAGTAAGCGCCCAAATAATCCCAGGCCATAAGCCAGAAAACATGGAGTGTAACACATCCCCAATATCAAGAAACATTTTTGCAAGACTGATTCTCATAGATTTCATAGTTGTCGGGGGGACTTATTGCGAAATTTATTTAAAGGCTAGATTTTCGATTGCGAATTTGTCAGACTTCAACACCTGCAAAGATCTGTCAAAGCTTACCCATCTACCCCGGTTGCCTTGGATTTTGTAGATCGTGGTTTTGTCCCCGGTCTTTGGAAGGTTGGTAACTTCAATTCTGGCATCACCCCAAAACTTTAGCGGGTAGTTTTGAATGGCTTGACCCGTTCCGGTTCTTATCACTACTTGCCCGTTTGGCCTTCGCAAGATTTGGCAATCCACTGTTTTAACTGTGCCGTCTACGTTGGTTCGTAGTCGGTAGTTTCCAAATAGCGAATCAGCCGCTTCCTTTTCAGCTTCTTGGAAAAAGTCTTTTGCAGTTGCTCGTTTGATTGCGGTGTTGATTCGTTCGGCTTCTTTGTCGTAGCTGTTTTGAGCAATGAGCCGTGCCGCAATTTCTGCAAGTTGCCGACCTGGATCAACTACCAATGTGTTTTTGTAAAAGTTGACCATCGTTGCGGTGTCCTTTCCTGGAATGTTTGCGCACGGGTTCTTTTCATCCCATCCCACGGGCTTGGCATCGAGTGAGACGACTTTACCCCTTAGTTTGACTTGGTATCCAACCCACCAAACAACGCTGTCGCACTGGTTTAGATCGGTATAAAACCAGATCGAATCTTTTACAAAACTGACTTGGCCGTATGCGAAGACGGGCAATAATGCCAAAATGATCACTTTTAGGAATTTCATATTTTCGGTTTTTAAGTTAATAGTAGAAGTATTTATACACCCCTGAGCGAAGCCCCGCCCGTATTCCAACACCTTGGCCGGCTGCTGGGAAATAGCTTGATGCAAGGCCATTTGTTGAGTCCACGGCATTGTTTGAACCAAATCGAATAACGTTTGCGAATCCGCCTGCTTCATCTGTGGATCGTACCAGATATTCACATTGCATTAAATTAATGTCAGGCGCGTGCAAAGTCAATTCGCTGTCGCTTCCCGCCGCTGCCGTCGTGGTCATCAGGAAAATCACCCGGTTGTACCGTGCGGCTACTTGCGGGGTTGTCAGTGCTGTACTGAAATTATAGTCGGCATCTACCACGTAAATCGTGGTATCCCGCTTGATTTCTCGGCTTGTTACCGTGCCGTCGGTGGCGAATCCTACGCCGTAGTTTGTCAGGGTTTTGGATAATGCTGCTGCTGTGGTGGCAGAGGTGCCGTATCCATGGGCCTGGATTAACTTGTTATCCCTTATGGTAAGAATATCAGCACCTCCGCTGTCTTCAAGTAGCATGGTTTTGCTTGTGGTGGTGCCTGTGCCCTTTACATGGAAACGAGCTTCGATTGCCATGCTTTCCAGTAAAGTTATATTTGAACCAAACCCAATACCTACGTTTGCGCCTGTAACGTGATCCAAAACAGAAATATTCCTATGCTGCTCGATTAAAAAACGCCAATACGAAGAAGTTTCTGGCGAATTATTTTGAGATGTACCAAAAATTAGCCTTGCCCTCGGCCTTGCTGAACTGTATATAGAGTCTATAATAGCGCCTATATAGCCAGCCTTTCGGTAACTACTTCCATTGTGGGCGTTAAAATAAATACCCCCGATTTTATCATCTTTTAGCAAAGCGGTAGGGGTTGCAATTGTTCCCCGAGATCTATTAAAATTATATCTAGGGTCGTCTTGCGTAGATATTGAAAGGGTTTGGTCAATATACCCATAATCATAGACTTCAAATTTAGAATCAAAAGAACCGCTTGTTCCTTTTGCATCTATCAACACACCCGCCTTATTTAGAGTTACAGAATCGGGGCTTGCTGATTTTTTAACTGTAAAATCCCCGTCTTTATTTACTTCCATGAATGTAGCACCTGACTGATTTTTTACATCTAGCAAGTTCCTAGTTTGGCCTGTTGCTCCGTTTACAACAACGCCGCCATTTTTATAAACGCCAAGTCTAGTTGGGGACGTATTGTTGATTGTGTAGGCATATGTACCCGTAAATCCAGGCGTGGGGCTTACTGTTGCTGTGTAGTCATTTGTTATTCCAGTTACAGTAAATGTTGTTGCGTTAATTACGATAGCAGTCCCAACGTTAAAGTCTTTTGTAAAGAGTGTATTCCTTCCAGTGCCTGTTATTGTTGCGATTCCAGAAGTGGTTGAAATTGATCCATAACCCAAAGATGGTTGAGTGATATACAGATTGTAGTTATTATCTACAACTCCATCGCCCACCCAAACCTCTTTGCTTGGCGCTAACTTAAACAGAACCTCGCCTTTATTTAGTGTTGAATTCGTCCTGTGGTCATAGGTAGCCAAGTTAATACCAGCGTCAAACCCACCCAAATAATTTAAATCTTGCTGTAAGGCATAGTGTCTTCGCTCTGTATTGCTAGTAAAGAAAAACCCAAAATTCCCTAATATAACTGTATTTGCTCGAAGATTAATATTATTACTGCCGCTTGAGGTCGTAAATCTAGCGGTTATTTCATTGTTTGCTAAATACAAAATAGGCGCTGTGCCTTGTGTAGATGCCAGTTTAAATAAATGCGAGGATATTGTACCCTCAAAACTATTCATTGTAAATTTTATGTTTGCAATACTACTTGTTGCCGTCTGAATTTTGAAAAGGTCAATATTTCCCGTGTTTGATGTATAAATCTCTAATGCCTGACTTGGAGAAGTAGTGCCAATCCCTAGCCGCTTGTTTGAGTTATTCCAAAACAAATTGGCGTTGTCTTGTGTCGCCTGTCCGTTTGCATCTGCAAAAATCACACTACCCGCTGTAAACCTATTTGCTGTACTTTCAAGCCCATAAGCCCACCTACTACCCTGATACCAAGCAAGGCCGTTAGTGGTCGTATTGTACACCGTGTACCCTGTCGCCCCCGTAGGGAGTCCGGGTGTGGTGTATTCCCCAAACTTCCAAGGTATAGCAATAACCCCGGCATAGGTGTTGTTGTCGAAAAGGTTACTATTTCCAATCACCCGCCCCGCTGTGAACTTGGGTAAGTAATTCAGAGTTCCAGCACCTTGAATGTAGGGGTCAAGCATGGCAGCGGTATCGGCGATTGGGAGGTAGGCCGAAAGGTCTATGGTGGCAAAATCTACTTCGCCTGTGCTTGTATTTAAGAGTTTGAGGTATTGCCCAACACTGGCAGTGCCGTTGTCAACGGCTTTTGTTTTCATAAATAAATATTCACTTGCTCCACTTCCGATGCCATACCCATAAGCTCCAAGTTCTACCCCTGACCCTGTAATTAAGAGTTCGCCTTCCCTTACTCCAATTGAAGATTTACCAGATTTGGCAACAGAGTACCTAGTGTACGCGTCAACAGAAGATAAGTAGGGCCTATTTTCTAAATAAACGCTGTCAAAATCAATTGAAACTCTTGAGAACTTCCCATCAACTTCACTGTTTGTTGCATCCAAAAACATATAGGGCTTATTTCCTGTATATAGACCTTGGTAAAATTCTGCATAATCCCCAAGACTATTTGTAGTGTCCCTGATTATTATTTGGTTGTATCTATTTCCCTGGGTAATCATTTGCCTAAACTTGCCAACGCGTCGAGAAAAATAACCAATTGTATCTCCAAAATATCCAGATACATTGCCTTCTCCTATTCCAAAGCTCTGGTTTGCCATCGTATCAATAAAAGTAATTGGGTAGCCCTCTAATTGTATTCTTGTTGGCTCGATCAAAAATCCACCCATGCGCACGGTGTCGCCCTCAGTGTATAACCCGTTTTCAGCTATCAAAATAGCCCGTGGACGACAAGCTAACAAAAGATTTTTCATGGTTTCATAATCCTCAACGGCGCTGAATTTGCGCTTTGTAGGGGTGCCAAATCGGCCATAAATCCAAGTTCCTCCGGTGGTAGTATTTTCTTCGATGTTGGCTATCCAGTTTCGATTTATGCCGTAATCCGTGGAACCTACCGTAAAGGGGATAACGATAAATTTGGATCGCTCAAGCACATCATCAAAATCATCTTGAATCCTGATTTGAGTCTCCCACTGGATGCCGCCAAAGTTTGGAGCGTACTCAACAAATAGCTTGGTGCCTGTGCCGTCACGGGTGATGTACTGGATGAATACCCAATCAACTGTGGTGACATTGCCATTAAGAAGTGTAACTTCTAAACAGCATTGGGATAAAACAGAATCGGGCAAAGCTGTTACACTTTGCCCTTTTCCGTTCAACCCTATCATTACCAAAATGAGCAAAACAAAGATAGAGCGCATTGAATCGGTATTTAGGAAGGAAAAATCGAACGTGCTACATCTGCAAACAAGGGTGCAAAAAGCTGGTTTCCCTGCCAAGCCAGATCGTCGGTGCTGGTGCTGGTACCAAGGTCGCCGCCCTGGTCATTGTGCTGACTGATTCGGAAGGTGTCAACAGGACGGGAAAACTCTACGCCGTTCCAGTCCACACCAATCACCCGCTTTTTGCCGTTGTTTCCAAACAGGACCACAACCAAGTCGCAACACTGAATAGCATACTGCAAGTTGTTGCGGCGGTCACGGTCTTTGCTGTCAAATATGGCGGCTGCGTTACACTCATAAAAGCCCGTAGCAGACGTGTAATTGAAATTGTAGGTTGCGCCACGTTTGCGGGGTTCGATCTTCTTCCAAGTGGCCCCACCAACCATCGTAAAGCCCAAGATTTCTTGATTGGTTTGGTCGAAAAGCAAGGCATCACTTGCCATGTCTGCCCAATCAATCTCGGAGTATTTCGCGTAAAACCCAATGTACCACCCGCCCCGGTCGGCGCATGTTTCGGAACTGATAAGGTTCTTGGGTTCGCAGATTATTTCAGCCATTGTATTAGCTTTTAAATTGTGAAGGGAGAGCTGTTAAGCCCTCCCGATATATCCCAAAAAACAAATTAGAGTGGCACTGTGTATTTGTAACCCCCGGCGATGTACTTGGTATCACTGATTGCGGTTGCGCTCAAGCTGTGTGACAGGAACAAGACCTTGCCCAATTCGTCCAGGTCGGTCTTTTGCTGGATCGCAACAGCTACTTCACCACTTACCAATTCAGGGATACGCGCAAAGTTTGAACCCAACTGAATCGTACCGGAAATGGTGAGGTAGGCAAAGTGGCTACGGCCTGTCAGCAACTTGTCGTAGTTGGCAACATCTCCTACAGGAATTACAGGAACATTGTCGATGTACATTACATCGAAGGTTTGCCCGTTGGCTGTTACTGGTACTTGAGTGATCCGTGGTTGGTTGATAACCGCGCTGGATTTCAGCGCCAAAAGTTCAGCGTACAACCTTGATTTGATCGAGTTAGACACAAGGAACATTGGCATGAAAGAGCGGCCAGTGTCGCCTACTCCACCGTCTACAATCGCCTCTTGCAGGTCGTTGGTAGCTGCTGCAAAAATGTCATCGTACAAGTCGAGGACGGAACCCGTAAAGGTTTGGCCATTGGTAGCAATGTTTTGACCTGCACCAGATTGGATAAACAAGCTATCGAGATTCAGGTGTGCGTACTTGGTAGAGTCGCCAGCCTCCAAGTCGATAAGCAAATCAATCCAGCCCCGGCAAGTGCCGATGGTCTTTTTGAAAGCTTCTTCGACATTGGTCGGGGTGCCTGTAACAATGGCCACGGTTTCGGGGTCAAACAACTGACCAGCGGTCAACATCATTCGGTTGCCAACAGTGGCGCTTTTCACGATGGTGTTGGTAAGTGCGGTAAGTGCTGCCTGACCAGCTGCACTCAATCCCACGGTGGCCCCGGTGTTCCAAGCATGGAAGGAACGGAAAACGCTGTTGTAAAACTCATCGTTGCAAAACTCCAAATTGAGTTTGGATTTGCAAGGACTGATGGTTTTATTGGCGAAGCCGTACACGCCTAGCGGCGTCCATGCGCAAGAGTTGTGCGGCTGCCACAAATGAGGTTCCCCCTGTGGATACCAAATTTTGTATTCCATGTCAGAGGTTAGGCGCATGTAAGAGTACATGCCAAAAGCAGCCTGATAAAATCCAAATTTATCGTTGTATCGCTGCTCTGCCAGATAGTTCAACTCCGATGTTTGGAACATCAGCATATTGCTATCTGGCATGAAAATTGGTTCCAGAGTAATTGGTTCCATTATTTATATTTTACAGTGTGGGCAAATTGATTACGCTTTCACAGAGGCTCTCAGAGCCTTCCCAAATGCTTTTTCGGTGTCGCTTAGTCCGGTTTTCGCGTTGCCTTCGCTTGGCTTTGGTTCGTCCAGTTTCTTACCTGCGAGTTCAGCCGCCAGGTCATTAATCGTTTTGGCCTGGGCCTCAACGGTAGTTTTCAGGGTTTCGACTACTGACTTTTCAGCAAATGCTGAATCATCAATTTTCTTCAACCCCAATTCAGCCACGGCGGCGGCTACCATTGTTTTGAGTTCGCCCGCGTCAATGGTTGCTTTCAGGGTCTTAACGCCTTCCAAAGCTTCAATTGCGGTCTTTTCGTCGGCATCCTCTGGAATCACAATCCCAGCAATAGCCGCAAGTTTTGCAAAAAAGTTTTTCATTGTTTTAACTGTATTTGAAGCCTTTGGAATAAGGCTTTTGATTGAACTTATAAGTGAATCCTGATTTGCTGGGATGGTCACAATGCTGATTTCAAGCAGTTCTTTGATGGCGAGGTAGTAGGTATCGGCCTGGGCATCGTAGCGGCTGTTCATCCAATCAATCATATACCCGATTGAAAAGCCTTTAATCAGTCCTTCTTCAACCATCCAACCATCTTTCCAAGACTTGGACACAAAGCCGCGTACAAATAACCCGTCGTCTCTACCTTCAACCTCCAAGATTTTACCCACGGGTTTGTCATGGTCGTGCATGAATAGGAGCGTACCAAACCCGTTTTTCATGTAGCTAGACAAAATAGGCTCTGACCAATTCCAAGCAGCAACAACGTCCTGTACACGGTCTTTGGCGGTTGTATTGGCGTACCCTTCGATGTAAATTGCGTTTTCCGGTATCTTTCCTTCCAGCGTTGCGGGTGGTGTGATCGCCTTAAACTCCCAGGATGTGAATATCTTTTCCTGCACTTTGTCCAAAACCTCGGCCATGTGTACGATTTTCAACAAAAATCTACTTATTGCACGGGCTTTGGAATGGTGGCGGGTTGGTGGTCGGACGTTTTTGACGGATGTTTATCTATTTCTTCCCCGTCACCCTTCTTAATTTTCTCTCAGTCAATCCCCACTTTATCCGCAATTGCTCACAGCTCATGCCCTTTTGGGAGTCCTCTCGTATCAATGCCGCTGCCAATTGCTCGTACGTCATATTGAGCAACAAAGCCAAGGGGTCTTTGGGGATGTCGGAAATGGTTGATGCTTTAGCCCCGGCAATGCGGTTGTAAAAAATCACAATCACTTTTTCAATGTCGATTCGGGTAGACTCCCGTCGTGTATAGCCCATTTGATCCATTTTTTGATGTCCTTCAAATCTGCGCAGCATTCAGAGCCGCGCCAAAATCCAAGTTGGAAAAGTGTCTTTGCATCCTCCCAGGTGATTTCCTGTTCTGCCATATCGGAAATGGCTTGCTTTTCTTCGTCGTTTAAATGTGTTGTCCTGATCATTGTATCGTGTTTTCACTCTCTTCAACCAAAGTTACGGGTGTGCTTACAAAACTTCCCCGGTGGTCTTTTACTGCCAGGGCTTTGAATAGCCGATACCCGTAATAATCAACAAGCACTGGTTTACGAAAATCTAGCTCTTTATAATCCTGCTCAGTCAACCAAAGCAGCAATTCAAAGTCAGCGTTTTTGTAAAAATCCTTTACAATTTTCAGCCGCCAAAACGCTGTGTAAAAGTCGCCATTACTTGATCCGTAAATTGGCCTGTAAAAACCATTCACACTTACCCGGCGCGTGGGCCACTGTGATAAGTACCCAAACTCAGAAATAGCTACCCCTTCGTAAACAAGCTGAAAAGGATCGCCTGAGCCGTCCAATTGTTCAACAAGTCCATGGTTATACGCTACCCGGTAGCCTAGTTTTTTACTCAATTCTCCGTCTTCATTGTCCCACAAGGCCATAAGCGCGGGTGTAGCATTTACGCTTGATCCATCAGGCAAAAATCCTATTTCCTCAACGGTTGTGTCTCGCTCAATTGTTGGCTCAAAAATTGGATTTTCAAGTACCTTAGTTTCCTCTTTTTGACCTCCCGTATCGACAAGCTTTGACCAGATTTGAACAGGGTAATTTTGCTTCGAAATATACTCATCGGAGCTTTCTTTGAATTGTAGCCGTAAATACCTTTCGTACGCTTCACTGATTTCGCGTTTCACCAAAGATCCTCCCTGAGTTTTTGCAGTAAAATCCAGGGCAGAGTTTAGGAAAAAGCCCTCCATTACGGTAGCGTCAATCCTTGTTTGGTACGGCGGGTAAAGACTTATAGTTTTGGTATTGAAGTCGGGTTTGATAATTCCGCTCACCATGTGCTGCATCCCCTTGAATAAATCTAGGGCGTTTAGATTTGGATCAATCAAATCCCCCAAATTGATGGTGTCATTTTCAATGTAGCGCGGTGGATCAGGTTCAAACTTCAACAACCCACCAGCAAGAAGAGTCCAAGGGTAGTCTATTCCGCCTGGGGTGATTTTATCCTGATACTCTACAAACATCCCAAACGTTGTTCCGGCAAGAACGTTTTCAATTCTAAAATCTATGTCGATGTTGATCGTCTGAGCTTCTCCAGGAACGCCCTGAAATTGTTCGACAAAAGGAAAAAATAGCGTATCGGTTGGGGCCTCAAACTGGTAAAGCAAAAGCGACCATGTTGGCGATGGATCAGCGGCGGGTGTAGCGGGGAGTTCGATTGTGCAAGTAAGCCGAAAATGTAAGTCGATTTCGCTTTGCCCTCCTGACGGGTAAAAGTATTCTCCTGGGTTGCTTATGCTGTTGTACAAATCAAAAGGATCGTAAATCGTATTGGGAAAGATCAAGTTTTCAACAAGTCCTGTAAAATTTAACGCGCTGTTGTTGTCTGCCGCTATTCTTAAAGGGTCTTGTTTGCCATCGTAGCTGTACCAATACTCACCTGAAATGTACCCGTAAAGCCTATTGAACGGCCATACATCCCAAACGCTGCTTTCAAACTGCCAGCCAATGGCGCAAAAACAGGCACGCATGACTTTAGTAAGGTTGAACCACATGCGCAAATCCTTCAAAGTTGAACTTCCTTCCTGGTTCCAACCGCCGTAACTTGCTAGGGTAGGGGTTGCCATGATCGTTTCATCACTCCAAGCTGCTGCAATTTCTGCGTCCGTGTACTCAAATTCGCCCAAATCCACATCCCGAACTCGCAATCTTTGTAACTTTTCAGCCCAATTTGAGCCGTAAATTTCTACTTCATACCCTTCTTCCTTGGTTTCTGTCAGTCGGATTTCGTCAAACTCTAATATCTCGCCATTGTCCCAAACCCATACATTAATTGCCCCGGTGTAGTCAGCAAAGAAATAGTCATTGCCTGGGCTTCGAGGTAGCGTAAAAGACAAAGCAACCTCCTGGCTTACCTTGTTCTCTGTATCAAGCTCACTACGGCTCTTTGATTTGCGGATGCCGTAATCCTCTGGCAGATCAAAATAAAACTCACCATCGGTTAGTAAATGCGCTGGAACGCCAGAAATTTTCTTTGCTTTTATCATTTCGTTGGTGTAGATTTGTGGGGTTGTGAATTATGAAGTACTTGTTTTTTATGTTCATGAAATAAAGTAAATATGTCACTGCGGGGGTTAATAGCCCCCTTTTTTATTGCCCTCATCGGTGCCACTTCGTACCGGATGCACTTCTAAACACGCCTTCAAAACGCTTATCCCCTCCCCTGTTCATGTTCACAAAGTTCCCCCTGGTCATTTGTAGGCGCTCTAACTTAGATACCGTTCCTGAACTCGTTTCCACTTGCTTAATCCGGTAAATTTGTGGGCTTCGTTGTAATTGCTCGAACATGCCCCGGTTCAATTCATTGATGGGTTCTGAAATGTACACCAATTCGTTTTGTGCATCTGTAATAGTGTCTACTCTGGCAACATCCTGTATTTGATCTTCGTAATCCCGGCCCCCAGGCTCAAAAATTCGCGTTGCTGAGGTCACGCCCTGGTTGAGCGCTCGGAGTTCTCCAAATCGGATGCTATCAAAACTGCCAAGATCGCCCAGGTAAATGATCACTTCTTTGCAATCACAATCCTGATGTGAAAATGTTCTAACTAACTTTTCAGAATATGCGGTTTTCACGTCAACATCTGTATAAGCAAAGACTTGAATATCTATACTATCAGCAAACTCAAGTAGGCCCGTATATGATCCGTTAAGGGTTCCAGTTGGCACAAAAAAGAAACGATGAGCGTCGGTGTCGGGGCTTGCTGCTACGGTTTCAGTGGTTTCTCCGATGTGAATTGTAAACTCGATTAAAAAAGGATCGGCGGTGCGCCATGCTCCGTCGTTGACCAAGTAAATACCCGCAAGCTCAAAGAAGTCATTGCATAGATACCGCCTCAAGGGGTTGCCCGTCACCCACTTTACAAGGGGATCACCTGGGCCGTCGTCGCTGGGGTCGCTGGTGTATGGCGAAAATCCTAATTGGTCAGTGGGTTGAAAAATGGAATTGACAAGGGTAAACAAATCACCTTGTACAACTTCCTCCACGTCTTGTTGGCAAATGCTGTTTTGGTTAATGAGTGCGGCTCTAAAAAGAATGTCCATCCAAAATTTATCTTCAGCCCAAAAGGTAGTGTTCGTTTTTGGTTCGTAGGTATTGAACAGGAAAGCGGGGTCTAACTTGATTGAACACACCCCATTTGCCCCACTTGGATCAATTGCCGAACTTTTGCGGCCCGCAATGCGGGTTGAATCTTTGTACAAATCCCAAATCACAAACTTGCTTTTTCGGCTTTCGGTGGTGCCGTTGGTGCTTGATACCGTTGGCGGGTTAACAAACGATGCAAAAGAAAAAGAAAAAGGAGAAAGTGCGCCAGGCTTTGACTTGGTGGCCACTACTTGCCCATTGTTATGCACTACAACCCAATCAAGAAAATCAGGGCTGATCGAAAGCATGTTGGCGAAATTCCTTGCAGTGTTTACCTCGTTGGCTTCATGCTCGTAGGTTGTAGCGGTGTAAGGCTCTGCTGAATCGGTGGCGAAAAAGGTATTCACTATTATTATTGCAAGCGCATCGGCTTCGGCCCCTGGATCGAAAGTAATTGTGAAGGTGGCGTAAGCGTCAGCACTATTCAAAAAATCCGTTGTGCCTAGCAGCCATTCCAAGTACTTGCTTTTTGGCTGTGGTACAGTGTCGCTTGGTTGCTGTGTTATGGTGAAACTCATATTTTACTTTTTTGTTCTGCCTGTGTAATCCTTTCATTTTCTCGGTTGGCTACAACTAGCCCGGCCTCTACCCCTCGTTTAGCTCCGACTCCAACGGCGGCAGCCATATTCTGGATCGAGTTGGCATCTATTGAAACCATGCTAATTCCACCGGACACGCCAACATTCATTTTGGAAAAATTCGGCTCAAGCAATCCCCCTTGCTCAAACTTCACCCCGTAACCCCGATCCGCATTGATGGCAGATAACACAACCCGTTTGCCTGGGAAGTTTACCGCGCTGAGTTGTTTCAAAATAGGGTAGTAGCGCCCGGTGTTGTGCTTATTGATGATGGCGGTTCCCCCTTGACCATCATCACCTATCCATTCCCCGCCTTCGGCTTCAATAGTGGTGCTGCCTACCTGAACAGGAACGCCCCCGTGTGCGTGGCTTGGGCCTTTTATGATCATGCCTTTGGCGGCTTTTTGTGCGCTGATTTGGGCAATCTGTGAAGTAGTGGTAAATGTCAGAAACGCAATTTGGGCAGCCTTGTAAAGTGCGCCCAATGGATCAGGGATAATTGATGGAGTAGCCAGGATGTTAACCGTACCGGATGCCAGCGAAGAAAGCGCCGCCGCAATCCTAAACCGCTTTTGCTGTTCAAACTCTTTCTTTCTTATACGCTCCTGCTCTGCTGCAAGCTCCTTTTCAAGCTTTTCTTTCTTTTTGGTGTTATCACCTGCCAACTCAATTTCTTTGGCGTAACGCTCTTCTATGGCGTTTAATTCAGATTCATTTCTCGCACTAGCAAGGCCAGATATTGCGGCCCCGGCCTCTGTGAGCGTGTCAAAGAATCGGCCAGAGGTAAAGAAGTCGCCAAACTCTTCAAGCAAAGCATCTAAACTCACCTCTAAATCTGTCCTGGTTCTGGTTGTGAATTGCTGCACACCTTCGCCAATTTCTTTTCCAAGGCCAGCAAGCCTAGTGAGAAGGCTTTCTCCAACCACTCGCAACCCCTTTTCGGATACCTGCACCTGCTTTATTGCCCCGTCCTCAGTTACGGTTTGGGTACGCTGGAATGTCTTTTCTGAAACGTCCTGAACTTCCTTTACTGCTTCTACAAATCCGGTCAAGTTATCAATCAGCGCCTTTTGTTCCTTTTCGGCTTTTCCTAATTGGTTCTTTGCAGAAAACAAGCGTTCAAATAATGCGGGTTGGTCTTTGGGTGCGGCCTTTTCAATCTCCCTTTCTAGCTTTGATACTTCCCCTTTTAGAAATGCAAGCGACCCCTTTGCAAACTCTTCAGCGACTTTTTTAGCCTTGGTGATGCTAGTGGTTACCTTATCGACTTTCTTCGCTGCTTCTTCATTCCCTGCTCCGAATTGGAGTACATCTTCCTTTCCTGTCTTTAGTAGATCGGTGAAGGTTTTTAGATTCTTTACAGGCGTTGTAAATAAGTTTTGAATAGGCTTTGTGACTATGTCGTAGAATTGGCCAATGCTTCCAACTGTGCCGTTTAGCGTCTTTCTTATTGCGTCAATTACGGAAAATATTGTACGAAATGGAACGAGCGCAACCTCGCCAGCCTTTCCAAGAATTGACAACGTAGCACCAAAAGAAGTCGCCTCTTCGTCTGCTGCTCCAAAGCTTTTTGAAAGGTCGCCTACTAGGTCAAAAAGTGGCTGTATGGTTGTTCCTAAGTCCCGGAATGCTTGGATAGTCAAAATCAAAGCCTCTAAAAGCTGGGTTTGGATGATCGTCGTTACATCCTCCAAATTTGTTCCAGCCCCGCCAATGGCCTCGGATACCTCTACGAGTTTCCGGTTAAACTCTGTATTGATTTCAAGCGTGCGAAGCTGTGCGGTTTGGTATTCGTTGGTGGTGTCTATCAACGAAAGCGTGGCTTGGTCAACATCTTTGAGGGACTTGATAAACTGTATGCCAGCATCCTCACCCGGGCCTCTGAACACATCCGCAAGAACAGCCCCGGCCTTTGGCCCATTTTCTTGCACTGTGTCAAGTTGCTTGGCTACCTCAGCAATGGCCCCGCCTATGCCCTTTTCGCCAATTATTTTTTGGATTTCCTCGCCGCTGATTCCAATTCCTTCCAGTGCCTTGAGTGTAGCTGGGGTAAGTTCTCGCAAGCTCAGTGCCGCTTCTTTAACTGCGTCGGCTCCTTTGTCGGAAAAAATACCCTCTGTCGCTTGTCTGTTGGCGACTTTGAAAAACTGATCTGCATTGAGTCCGGCCTCTTGGAATAGCCGTGGGTACTCGCTAACGGTGTCTAAGAACTCACCATTGGCATTTGAACCTGCAACAAACCCCTCTTCAATCCTGGTTAGTGCTTCGCCAAAGGTGATGTTAAAAGCATTGGCAACGGCGTTGGCGCTTTCAATGATCTTGGTTTGATCCTCTCCGAAGGTGTCAGCAACGCCTTTTATTCGTGCGGTAAAGTCGTCAAGATCAGCCCCTGATGCGTCGGTAAGTGTTGATATTTCCCCTCGTAATTCCCGAATGCCTTGCACCAATTCGTAGACATTTTGCAAGGCCCCTATTAAAGCTTCTCCTATTGCCGCTGCTGCACCTGGGATTGAAGCGAATGCGGCAATGTCAAACCCTGACAGTTGGGTGAATACGCCTTGGAAGGCTTCGCCGTAATTACCAACATTGCGTTGAAATTGACCCAGGCTTGCGTCTATGTCCTTTAATTCCCGGTCAAGTTCTTGAATGCGCCTCACTGTTTCCTCTCCAAATGATCCCCGGCGCTCCTCTGCTGTGAGGTCTTTATAGGAGTTGCGAAGCCGCGACAATTCCGCATTCAATGCCCGGTATGAGTTCTTGCCCTTATCGGCGTTTTGCTGAAACTGATTGATAGCGTTTCGCTCTTCCTGGCGTTGCTGCTGCTGTATTGCCCGTAAGGCTGCAAGCTGTTCACTGAGTCGCTTATACTCTTCGGTGTTGAACTTTTCAGCTTTACGGGCATTGGTGGTTTCCCGTATGGCCCTAGCTAAATCCTCCTGGCTTTCAACCGCCGATTTAACACCTTTAATCTCAACTTCGTATATAAGGACTCTGGTCATGCTGCTATGTTTCGTGCTTCTTCAATGGCCGCTTGGTAGATTTCATCAAAGTTTTCCACCAAAAGCTCGAATACCTTGAATTGTTCTTGAATGATTTTGTCTGCATTCACCTCAAAGCCAAACTTTATCCACTCAGTACGCCTACCGTTCTTTGAAAAGGCAAACGATCCAGGTAGCGGGAAACCAAGTATAGTGGCTTTATTGAGCGTTAGGAACGTGAACCGCTTTAAATTCGACTCAGAAAGCCCAGGTTTTACGACTCTGGCCCACTGTAATAGCCTTGCCTGGGCCGCCGCACTTGTGTCTACCTTACTCGCTGGTATTCCCGTGTCCAAATCTAAAAGGTAATCGTTGCCTTCAATGCCAATGCGCAAAGTATCTCCGACACTTTCGACAACTTTTGCCTTTAATGAGGCTATGCCTTGACCTGTTGCAACGTGGCCCTGTTCCCTCAATTCGTCCTTGCCTTTTTCTACTAGGCTTTCCACGGCGTTGAGGGCAATACCTACCAATTCCTGATACGTGACTATCCGCATGACTCGCAGTTTGTGACAGGGACAACGAATTGGGGAAAATCCTTGTAAATCATTC